CAATGCGCTAGACAGAGTGGAGTCAGAACCGGTGTTGGGGTTCATGTAAGTCTTGCCAGCAGCGCCACGTGGGACGAGATTGGAAACATACACAGTGAACCGGTCAATCATGCCGATCTTGCCGTTGCGCAAAACGCTAGCGGAATCACCCATAAACTGGGCTTGAGCCAAGTTCGATTGCATCAAGATTTGACGCTCGGTAGGGGTGATAATCAACCAACGATCAGTCTCAGGCACGTTGTTCTCATCTAGCACGCTAGACAGAGCAGTGATGCTTTGCAGGATGTTGGCAGCGGTCAACGTGATGGGAGCCAAGTCAGTACCCAGATTGAACGAGGCAGAGATTGCACCAGCGGTAGCACCTTGGTTAGCAGCAGCACCTTGGTTGAAGTTCGTGTACAAGATGTCCTTGTCAATTTGAATCTTCATCTGCATGGCGGCGTCATTGGTGAACATGTCCATCAGCTTGGGCTTAGCTTGCAGTTCCAAGACGTTGTTGACGTTCACGCCAAAGTACTTGCCCTTGTTAATGACCAAGGAGATGGTGCTGGGAGCAGGAACTTCATAAGCCAAGTTTTGACCAATGCTGTAGCTGTTGATGGTGATAGTCGGAATCGTGTTGATGATTACGGTATCGCCCATGCCGGTGATGTCGCCTTGCCAGTCGGTATTGGCAATCTCACCGAAGACGGTGGCGGCATAGAACTTCTGGGCCAGCTTGCCAGACCAGAGGGCGGGGATGAAAGAACCGGAATAAGCGGTTCCAGAATAGGCAACCTGTCCACCGGGGGTGTTAAAACCACCCGAGTTAATGGGATAGGCTGCTGCTGCGGTAATAGTAGACATGGCAAAATTTCCTTCTAAACGATTTGGTTAAAACCGCCATGTCTGTTGGACTTAACGAATACGTCCTTCAGCATAGGCGGCATGAATCTCAGCTTCAATCTTCACCGCTTCATCGTTCGTAATCTTGTTCTTCATCCAGTCGTCGTAAAACTGCGAAATTTCAGCTTGGCTGTAAATCGGTTTTTCGGTCCCCAAATTCGGAGCAGGCGTACTACGAGAGCGAGTCGGTGCTACTTGACTTGAAAGACTAGGCGCTCGTTGCTGGCTCTTGGGCGTGACCATAGATTTGTACTGATTGAAAATTGCAGCCGTTCGGTCTGCGTCAAACGCTTCATAGGCGTTGTTCAATCCGTACTGGCGTGGTAGTCCGTATACGGGGTCTACTTCAGCCAACCATGCCAAGAAACCAGAATCTACATTCAGGGTTTCCCAGTCAGAAACTTTAGTGCCCAAGCTGGCAAGGAACCTGTCTTTATCAGATACCACCTGCCGGTCACTCATGTTTCCGAGTTTGCCTTTCAATTCTTTGAGTTCCCCCACCAACTCAGCATTCCGGTTCCGAACTTCGGAAACTTTTAGCTCAGCAGCGCGGTCAATCAAATCCAACAAGTCAGAGCCAAAGGCTTCTTTGTCTTGTTCAGTGATAAGAGTCGATTTTGAACTCGGCTGTACGGTTGCTTGCTGCGCCTTAATGAGTGCAGTTTCAGTCAGCAGGTTCTGTACTTGTTGGTTCAGTTCCCGAGTCTGTGCATGCAATCGTGGCACTTCAGCGTCGTACATACCCTTGAGCGTGAGGTACTTTCGTTCCCACGTATCTTCGGATACCGACTTCGTCTGCGGCTCTTGCGAGACTGGTTGCGGCGGGTCATTCGCTACTGGTTGAAGGTCTGGATTCTGGTTAGTCTCCACATTTTCTGTGGTCTGACCCGTCATCTGGGCTACGAACGCATCTGCGTCATCAACTTGCTGCTGAACGGCACGGGGCAATTGCATCTCTATCTCCTTCGCTCCGACTACGCTTTGAAACTCCGACTTTACGGTCAGTTTCTATTCGCTTACGGTCTGCTACTTTGGTTAACTAAAAACTTGACTGTAGTCTCCGACTTAACGGTCTGACTACTGTCTCCGGGTTTTGGCAAACAGGGTTTCCCCTTGTTCCACCATCTCAAGGAATTCCTTGAGTTCGATTTGTCGGCCTTGCAACCGACTCTTCATTTCTTCACCTGTTGCTTCACCAAGTCTTTCAAGAGTCTCTTGGCGTCGCGCTTTCAAGAATTCTATCAGGGGTTGCATCTCTGGAGCGCGGAGCAGTGCAAAACACCGCGCCGTACGCTCATCAACACGAACCACTTATTTGCACATTCCGTCGGTCTTGGCGCATTCAGAGGTGTATTCAGCACCGCCGCGTTTGCCCAAACTCATGATATCGCCGTTTTTGCCGCCAGCGCCTTGCGTTGCCGGGCCTTTAGACATACCGTCAGTTTTGGCGGATTCTTGCGCGTATTCTTTGGAACGCGATTCCATCGGTTTAATAGCTTGCATAAAAAACTCCTTTGTGTGGATACTATACGATAAAAACCTACTGTCAACTTGCAATACCTGCCTGTGGTGCAAAATTATTTGCTACTGGTGCGCCATTTTGAAGCTGCGCCCCCGGGCGCGGAGCCGGGGCAGAACCCCCAGCCTGCACCTGACCACCTGCTTGAGCCGCTTGCATCTGTTGTTGCTGCATCGCCTGCTCGTTAATCATACGCTGTTTGATGACTTCAACCGGCGGGACGATAAGGTCTGGGTTAAGGTCAAGCGTCTTAGCCGACTGGCGCAGTAGCTCTGCAATACCTTCCATACCGACGACCTGCTGGACAACCGGGCTTTGCAGCGCAATTTGCAGAAACTGGTTCTGCCGGACTTGAGCTTGTTCTTTCTGCACTAACGACGCTGCACCTTTGGCGCGGACGTTGATATCGCCTTTCAAATCTGGGTCAGTGCCATACCGCATATTGTAAAAATACAACCGGTCAATAGCTGGTTTGATAACCGTGGCGTCGATGTTGGCAATGACCTGCTTGATGGATTTACCAGCGTTGGTCATCAGCATGGACATACCCGAAGCAGTCCGTCCTGCACCGCCCGCAGGGCTATCGCCGGTCATGTACCGAGGTATACCTGTGTACTCATCAGCCAGATTGGCAAACTTCTCGTACACCGCCATCAACTCAGCCGCCATAGAGTTTGGCTGGTAGAACTGCATGGGCGGTGCGCTTCCCGCCAGCGGGTCAGACGTAACTTGCCAGACTTTCCACGGGTACATCTGTGTGATGTTCTCGCCTTGCGGCAAGCGGTCAATGTTGTACACAACCTGCGGGCCGGAAGCAATAGACAAGTTGTTCACCAAAGACCGCGCAGCGGCATTGCAGATGTCTTGGGTATCACGGCATAGGTCAGCCACTGAATTACCCCAGAACGCCCCGGGAACCTCTTCGTACGACGCTTTGAAGTACGGCTTGCGCCCCATAGGGTCAGGATTGACAGCGGCCTTGATAGTCCAATGGCCTACAACCCAACCTTCAATCGGGTAGTCCATCAGCGGGTCAGGAATCTCTTCCTCAGTCATACCCCAATCACGAAGCAACTGACCCTGCACGCTACCCCAGTACTGGAGCGCGTCAATCAATTCTGACGGGTTCTGCTGTACACCCATAGTTGACTTGCCCTCAGCCGAAGCCTTGTTCATATCAACGTAAATCCAGTCGCGCAGACCGCCCTTGCCGTACTCCTCAAGCACGCCACGGATAGCATCTTCACTGAAACCTTCAACGCCCATCATGGCTTGCAGGTCAGCACGGGACAGCTTGTGGCGCTCAATGATGGCCCCGTCTTCAATGTCGGACATGTCCGCAGCGGGGTACAGGTTGAACGGGTCTACCCGCTCCCACTCAAGGGCAAGTTCGTCTACGACGCTCATGTCGTACGTTCCATTAGGCCCGGGAACCCACTTCAGCTTAGGTCGCTTACGGACAACCGGCCCTTTCATGATCGCCGACGGGAACGTGGTGATGTCATCCAAAAACTCGCTGAACGCCTTGTTCCAGTTGCCTTCAAACAACTGGTCTGACATCTTGAGTTCCATGCGCTCAGCCGTACGCTTAGCAATGTCCTGCATGTGAGACATCGCCATGTCTTTCATCTCAAGCAAACGCTCACGCACCTGCTGGTCTGTTGGCGGCGTGCCCTGCATGTAAAGTTCTTGCACTTCCTGCTGTGCCTGCTGCATGATGCCCTGCACTTGGTTAGGCGGCAACTCAGGCATCGGACTAGGCTCAATCGTCCAAGGCTTGTCTTCTGTGGCTGTGACAAGCGTATCTTTCAGCCAACTAGACGCCGCACGGCACTTGTTCGAGGTCAGCATCATGTAGATGGTCGAACTGCCCTGTTCACGCAACTGGGCTAGCTTGTCAGGGTCATACTCCCCGCGCCGCGCACGCACGGACTTCAGCATTTTGATTTCTGAGGTCTGCTGCTTAGCCAGCATCGCTGACATCCATTTCTTGCGGATGTACCCAGCTAGGGCTTGAACTACTGGTTGGGAATTGGCTTGCTGCGCTGCGGCTCTGGCTTCATCAGCCATGCCTTTCAGCGATTTGATAGTGACGAGTCCGCCTGCCGATACTGTTCCCGGCGCGGTACTGTTCGTAATGTTCAGGCCAAGTTGCATATGCGTTACGTCTTTATGTGGGGGTGTATACGATTCGGGCGTACATGTCAAGACCAGACATAGTCTACTCTCTTGATTTCAACCGCCTTGCGTTGCCAAGTATCCCCAGTTACGTTACCGTCTGCGTGCAGGCACACATACTGATGCGCGTCTGCAATATGGGAATAGCCATTTTTCTCTGGCTTATCGTCCGCTTCGCCATTCTGCCGGATTTTATACCTATACCCGCCGCGCAGGGCAGCAATAAGGTGTGTACACGATGGGTCAATTAGATGGGCAGGTTTACCATCTACGGTACGTGTGAGCATCTTATCAACTGCATTGATACGTGCAACAATGCTGTTGGACTTGGCAGATACTACTCGAAACCCCTCAGCGCGGAGGATGTCAAACACCGAACGCTCGTCGGTCTGCGCCCGCTGCTGCCCCGCCGGGTCGCCAATAATAATGACGTTCATACCCGGGAACCGGTTTGTGAGTAGCGGTTTTAACTTCTCACGACAGAATCTCAAGGTTCCCATACCCTCAGACACCAAATCTGCAAACGTAAGCAGCCGCCCTTGGGCGTCCACTTGGCTAATTGTGCAGGCCGGGGTCAACCCGAAGTCCATTCCAATCATCAACGGGTGGGTCTGGAGTTTGATGTGATTGAGTGTCTGCTTGGCAACGTGCGTATCCCGGTCAAACGCCTTGAACACCGGCTGCCCACTCAGCGACTTGCCAAACTCGCCGTGTACGTACACGTCAATCCAGTCTTCCTTCTTGCCTTCGCACAGGTTCTCGTAGTACTCGTCTGGCAGGTACTGCGTCCAGTCAGCTTCCTGTGACAGCCCGCTCGGCTGAATGGTCACATGCATGTTCTGCGGCGGCTCAGTCAGCGTTGTCTCCCAGAACGTATCCATGTCGGGCGGGTTAGTAGCCCCCCACACTTTATGTATCTGCTTGCCGTTGTCATCGCACGCACCAACCCCATTCATCGTCTTGTCTGGGTAGCGCCCCAGACGACCAGTCAGCGCGTTGTAAATGTCAGGGTTGATCTCCCGGAACTCATCCATCACGCCAAAGGTCAACTGCAATGACAATAACCTGCGCACGTCGTTCGCATCGTCCAGTCCACGGAACAAGACCTCGCACTCAACGTCGTCAAACTTCAACTGGAATTTGCTGTTCGTCTTTTCCAGTATCCCGGCCTCACCGTCTGGATACCACTTCAAAAAGTCCGGTATGGTCGTGTCCCACAACATCTGCCGGGTGTTACGAATGACCGCCACACGACTACGCCGTATGCCGTCCGGTGATGCCTTGATGCGTTTGGCCTCGTAGCCAATCTTGATAAGCGCCGCAGTCGTCTTGGTCGAACCCACCGGCCCCACGATAAAGTTGGAAAACTTGTTCGCCGTAAGGAATGGAACTACCGATGTCGGTGGGGTATAGACAAGGTTAGCCATCAATAGTCAGGGGCTGCGCCCCCTGCGGTATGTTTATCGTGATGCTGAACTTCGGTGCAACATTCACTCCAGCGTTCTTGTCTTCTTTGGGCGTCTTCAACCCCGCAACGTCTGTCAGCGCATTGAACACGGACAGCTTCTGCATCACACTGGTCTCGTTGGCTATGGCCTGCTTGAACATCATCGCCATCATTTCTTCTGCCATGAGGCCCGCCTTCAGACGGAACGTCATCCCGTTGCGCTCAAACTCCGATCGCTGCGTCTGAACTGCTGTGATGAACGGGGGCCACTGGGCCAGCCGCTCCCACTTCTCACCCTCAAACCCGAAACGTCGTGCTATGGACGCAGGCTCCTCTAGCCCCGCAGCACACTCCCACACTAACTGCGGTGGGATTTCCAATGTGACATGCGGTTCTGTGGCTTGCGGAGACAGCGCAAACTCTGAATGGTTCAGGTGCGCCGTGAGGTCTTCGATTTCAAACTCGTTCACAGTCTTGGAACCAAGTAAATTTTTTATGCTCTTCTAGAGTCCAAAGCTTACGCTCCACCATGGCGGCTTCAAGATTAGCTTGCTCAACTGCGTTTTCTAGACGCCCACGTTTAAGCAAAGACTCTTGAAGTTTTTCTGATGTACTCCAGTCAAGCTTATGCGCCGTCAGGTCTTTACTTTCGTTCATGTTCTTTGAGCCAATCAAAAATAGCACGTCGAACAATCTCAGACAGCGACACCCCAGTACGTTCTGAGTGCAGCTTCATCCTCGCCATGAGGTCTTCGGGCAGAAAGAAATTGTGGCGAATCATTTCATGGCTTTAAGGGTCTGTGCAAGCCGCGCACGTTGCCCAACCTTGCCACCTTTTTCAGCAGCAGCCGCCAACTTCTTAGCGGGAATTGGTTTACCTTGCGCAACACCAAGGTCTTTATGCAACGCGCCGGGTTTCTTGATAGCGCCTTGAATCCAATTCTTGGTAGCCATCTCAGTACTTGCTCTTCATAGCTGATTTAGCAGCAGGCATCTTCATACCCTTCATTTGCTTTTTGTCCATTGCCATGTCGGCTTTAGAACCCTCTTTCATTCCTTTTTTCTCTACGTCTTTACCGGATTTTTCAAATTTAGCCATGAGGGATGCGGGCATTTTAGAAGCCATGTGGGTACTCCAGTTTGGTTAATGACGTGTGTATGGTAATACAAATTGGGGGCGTGTCAAGCGATGGGGGGTGGCAGGCGGCGTAGCGGCATGTATGTAGACGTGTGTATATAAGAATTTTTAGGTCTTGTAGTGTGCGTAATAGGTAGTGAGCGGCGGGGGTGTCGTTGTCCTTGTCCCTCCCCCCTCCCCCCCGTCCCTCTGTCCGCACCATTGTCCGATTGATACCGTTAGTGGAAGCACCGCTATCCTGCACGAAATAATGCGAACAAGCGGGTACTAAGTAGGTCACGCCGCCGAAGGGGTTTTAACACCCTAGAGGTGACCGGCAGCCGAGAGTACGCAAATAGTTGCACGCCAACAGGTCACGCTGGGCTGGGCATCATGTTGCACCCCTAGCTACTAGGGATAATGGATTGGTTTTCAATCCGCCTAAGTGTTCGTTCACTGGGTGCATAAGGGTTCGCCGCAAACCACAATCATGCGGGGCGCCTAAAACAGGGGGCGCTGCTAATACCCTGTCGCTTATAGATTCAAACCCCTATCCTCACTTAATTACTGGAGTATTTATCATGGACAAAACAATCATTCTCAAGCGTATCGGTGCAATCGGTAAGGCATCCGCCAAACTGACTCAGGATATCCAATCTGTGGCTGTAGCGTGTGCTCTGCACGCTGTCGCTCACGGTGACGTTACCCTTGCCGACCAACTGGTTGACGCTGTAGGTAAATCTTTGCGCCGCGCATCACTGCGTGCATGGTTCGAAAAACAAGCACCAATGTACCTGCCTAAAGGTAAGGACAAATTCGCATTCGATGCACTGCGTGCCGAAGATATGCGCAAATTAACCACCGAAGAATTGGAGGCCAAAGTCGGTGCATTGGCATGGGAAGATGCCAAACCCGAAGCCCCTGTTATCAGCGTGTTCGATGTGTCCGATGCTGTGGACAAATTCATGAAACGTATGGAATCAATGGTCAAAGATGCCAATGTGACTGTGCGCAATAAAGAATTGTTGGAGATGCTCGGTCAACAGGTCTCCATCTACCACGCCGAAAAAGTACTCAGCCAACGCATCGAGTAATCACTTAACCCCCAACCATATGGGGGTTTGAATCTATAAACGACTCACTCACTGAAAGGACTATCCATGCCTCGCGTCCACACTGTGCCGACTGGCACTATGCCATCAATGTACTCGCCTAAGCGGGCTGAGCCTGCACGGGTACTTCCCCCCAGATATGCGCTCGGTAGGTCATCTACTCGCGCACCAATGCAGAGTTTGGTGTCTTACTTCACCACCTATGGGGTGAATGCCTCGCCGTTTAGGATGGGCACCACAGCGGGAGAGCGACACATCGTGTCAGCCCGCAACATATCCAAGTTTAGCCACGCCTGACTTGGGAAACGAATATTCTGTCAAAAAGTGTCGGAATAAACTACAGAATATTTGAATGTCCAATGAAATCAATCACTTATAAGTGTATTATTCTAATATTCTATTATTCTTATGTAAATGGCTGCGCTCAGGCGAGGGCGTGTGATGTGTGTATACATGCATGACGAGAGTCACATACACACGTCATTCACAAAATGTCTGTCTCTGAGAAAAAAACGCAGAATATTGGAATATTGGAATATTCCCCCGCTAAGTCCTTGATTTATAAAGGATTTGAATATTCTGCACATTAGTTGGTACGGAATAATCTGTATGCATAAACAGCACCACACCTATCACGGGGGGTA